GAAGTCTGAAAGCGGCATATGCAACTCCTGATAGAATCTTAATTGATGATACAGAAGATGTAATTGTTGCCTTCAACAAAGCAGGCGGCATCGGTATACTTCACAAAGAAGTCGGTGAAACTCTGCAAACATTAGATAGTGTGCTTGCAAAGCAACTAAATAATGTGATATAATGATACTGTGAACAAAACGATATACAACAACATACATTTTATACAAGGAAATAATATATGAGTTCATTCGCAAACCTCAAAAGAAGTCGCAATGATTTGGATAAACTAACCAAAGCAATTGAAGACTCCACATCTCCCACTTCTAAAGAAGCTGGGTCAAAAGACGATACCAGACTCTGGCAACCTACTGTTGATAAAGCAGGCAATGGCATGGCAGTTATTCGCTTTCTTCCCGCACCTGCGGTAGATGGTGATGATGCACTACCTTGGGTTCGTAGATTCGACCATGGATTTCAAGGTCCAGGCGGTTGGTATATTGAAAACTCTCTGACAACTCTTGGTCAAAAAGATCCAGTATCAGAGTACAACACTACATTATGGAATTCTGGCATCGAAGCGAACAAAGAAATTGCTCGCAAACAAAAACGCCGTTTGCATTATATTGCTAACATCTATGTGATTTCAGACCCAAGTAATCCTCAAAATGAAGGTCAAATCAAACTGTTTAAGTTTGGTAAGAAAATCTTTGATAAGATTACAGAGGCGATGAATCCAGAATTCGCTGATGAAACACCAATCAACCCATTTGATATGTGGGAAGGTGCTAACTTCAAGTTGAAGATTCGTAATGTTGAAGGCTATCGTAACTATGACAAATCAGAATTCGCTGATAAGTCTGCATTACTTGATGGTGATGATGAGAAACTTGAAGCACTTTGGAAGAAAGAATTTTCTCTCAAAGAATTCACCGACCCATCTAATTTCAAATCATATGAAGTATTGAAGGCGAAACTTGATAAAGTTTTGGGCTTTGATGGTGGTTCTTCTGTAAAGACTAAAGCAGAAGATGCCGTCTTTAAGAAATTTGATGATGAAGATGTTTCAGTAATCGATAAAAAGATTGTTGAACATGATGACGAAGACTTGGATTATTTTAAGTCTTTAGCAGATAAAGAGTAAAATCTTTTATGCAAATTAAACCCCGCCTTGTGCGGGGTTTTTTATTATGCGATTGGTCTTAACAGATATCGCATTAAATCACCATTATATGGATTAACATTATTACCACTACTACCTGAAGAACCGCTAATCATAGAATTGTTTGTTGGTGCATTGATAATTGTTTGACCACCACTATTAGTATTCATAGCGAGTGTTGATAGAGTGCTTTGTGCTTGTGTTAGAGTTGATCCAGAACTTGGTGTGGATGGCGATGCGGACGCTAAAGTAGTGGTTGGTGCACCACCAATAGCAGCATAAATTCCACTCTTATAGTTGGTATTTTTTGCTCTCATATTAATATCCATATCACTATCTTTATTTCCTGTCACCCAAAGATTTAGCGCTTTATCTAATGGTAAACTAGAATACTTAGGACTCATCCACAGAGCTCTTTGTGCTTCTACTCCATCTTTTAGTGTTGGAAACTTGGCAAATTTTCCTTTAACAGTACCCACTCCTCTTCCTGTTGTATCTAATTCTCCACCATACTTTCTTTGCCAAGGTGCAAATAACATATTACCTGGATTGTTTAAATCGTATGATAATGATCCTGGTTTATATCCTTCTTGTCTTCTTTGTTCAGCGAAAAATGCATCTTGTTGTTCAACTGTTAAATCGGCAAAAGTAGTTTTTCCTGGATCAACTTGACCATTAGATGGTATTGCTCCCCCACCCGATGGTGTTGGTGATGTATTTCTAGTGCCTGCTCGAGATTTATAAGCACCCATACTTCCTGCTTGTGTACTTGATGTGCTTGGAGTAGATACTGTTGAAGGACTTACACTAGGAGAAGTTGCTGGTGTTGTTACAGGTGTTGGTGAACTAGCTTTTTCAAAAGCATCAAGTTCTTTTTCATATTCTATAAACCATTCATATAAATCGTATACATCTTTTGCCAACATACCAACACCAATAGCAGAAATCAACAAAGAAGCACCAGCACTAAAAGGCGCAGCTACAACTCCGGCTGCAACCGTGGACATTTTAATTGCCATCCAAGTACCAAATTTTGAACCAAGTTTACTCAACATTGCTTGTGATGCACCTTTTTCATATGCTTTTTTCATCACCTTGGCTATTTTTTCCCATAGCGTTTTATTTTTTTCCATTTCACGATTCGCACCAACAGAACCAAAACTTGTGAGTGGTTTACCAGATGCCGCTGATGATGGTGTTGATGATGGTAATGGAGAAGTTTTTGATGGGAACATAGAAACACCAGTGCCTAAAACAATAGCACTATTCACAGCACTTCCAGCTCTATCCGCTATTTCACTACCACGCATACCTTCTGGTCTTCTTGGAGCAATTTCTTCTCCTGGACTTAATGTTTCTCTTGTTTGATTGTCTATATCTTCTTGTGCTAATTTTTTTGCATCTGCTTCACTCTCACCTTGTTGCAAATAATATTTCACACCTTCAGTCAATAATGCAACTCCTCCAACAGCCAAAGCACCTCGGCCAAGAGTTTTCATCCATCCGCCTCTTCCTCCTTTTCCACCAGGACCACTTGACGGACTAGAATTTGGTAAACCAAGACCACCACCAAGGCGAGAGATTCTTATCGCAGCCGCAGTAAAAGCAGCTTCTAAACCCACCATTGCAGCGATTAATATTCCCGCACCAATTGTAAGTTGTTTCTTATAATCTTCACCAAAAACAGCAGTAAAGAATTTATCAAATGCGTTATTTACAGACTCTCTAAAATCTTTATCTGAAAAATATTTACCAATGCCATTCATTATAGTTAACAACAATCCAGCTTTAAATAGTCCACCAAGAATACTTTCTATAAGTGGTCCTATACCCATACCTAAAAATCCTTTAATTATATCAAAGAATCCACCACCTTCTTTTTTCTCACCAGCTGGTGTTGGTGTTAATCCACCACTACTCTTTTTGTACTGCCCTTCATATTGAGCTTCTCTATCAGCCGCTCTTTTGAAGAACATATCAGATTTTGTTGATGGTGTTCCGCCAGATAATCTAACCATCTTCTGCATATTCATACGCATTAGATTCATGTCTCTCGCCATCGAAGGAAGAACAACACTATTTTTTGCCATTATCTTCATATCAACACCGATGCGAGTCAATTTCTCTTCCATCGATTTTGTAGCAGCACCATTAGAACCACCAGAACTTCTTACATCTTGTTTATCACCACCATACTTGTATCTTTTGCCGAACATCTTTTCAAATGCGGCTCCACTAACACCAGTTTGTGGTAACATTCCTCGAATATCAGTCTTCTCTTTGAGTCTTGCGCCTGAAGCGGACACAAGTGCGCCAAGAAGACCTTTAGTCTTTAGTTCTTTTCTGTAAATATCTGCTAGTCTTGAATCTGCCATTTTTTATCTCTTATTATTAGCGGCCTGTTGTTCCATTCTCTGCTTCTCTTCTTCTAAATGCTGTGCCAACATTGTGACATATATTTCTCGTTCCCAAGGCATCATGTTGTCAAGTTCTGTAAGACTGTATTTGTGATGTTGCATCAATGCAAAATTAGTCTTATAGTAATTGCCTAGGTTATCATGGTATAAATTTATGCGAAAAAACTTTGCACACCCTCCAGTGTGATGTTCTCTTGGTAACCACACTTCTTACATTTGTAATCAATCTTCTTTTCAATCTTTGGCATAGTATCAAAGAAGAGTCTAATATTCTCTAAATCTTTTTGTTGTAGGTTGTCCACAAACTCAATGATTTCATCTCTTGTACTATCTTTCATATGATAAACAGTATCTTCATCATAAACTTGTTCTATGGATGCATAAATCAAATCCATAATAACATCAGCATCATCTCTGCCTGCTGATTTTTGCATCAACTCAAAAGTTGGATATCGCATAATGATTCCAACTTTATCTGTCAATTGAAATTTTTTCGTATGACCTTCGGTGATAGTTGGTTGAACTTCTAACACATTGAATGATACTTCATTAATTGTGCCACAATCTTTCTCTTCACCTTTGTCATCTTTTACAAGATTGTTGCATCGATATTTTAAATTAACAACTTCAGAAACAGACCTTGCTCTTAGATGCATAAACAAGTATTCTAAATCAAATACAGGCAATGCATCAACATCGATATCATTTAATACACAATTCTTTAATACTTGCCTAATAACTTTGATTGTTGCTTCAACATCATCATTCTCTGTGTTCATCAGAAATAGTTTTTGTTCTTTTACTAAAAATGGTCTGAACTGAACCACTTTGCCAGTTGATATAAGTTTCACTTCATAAATTGGCGTGTCTATCTTAGGTAACATAATGTCCTCACTTTATTAAAAATTTAAGTTAATGCTTTACCAAAAGGTAATATCTTATTGAGACCAACTCCAAATAGAGCGGCTGCAGCTGCAGCGATATCGTAACTTCCGGTATATACTGGTTTGTATCTTTGATAGGCAAATTGTACAGATAGTCTGTGAAATCCGTCTTCAGACCAACTCAATGGTTGTGCTGATATTCCAATTGGAAACGCATCAATCAATTCAACTGCATATATTTGCTTAATAAAATCATCATACTGAATCACCTTGATTGGTGTCATGTATCTTGTTTTTTCATCTTTTGCATATCTCATATTGTTTGTGTCGGATGGCATAATTGCTTCTATCCATCTATCAAATAATTTTCTTTCCCAAAACTCATTAGTGCATAAGAAAGTCAAAGTCATTTCATTGTACTGTGATTGATATGGCACTTTATATGTTGGTCCATATACTTTTGCTTCGTGTGTCATTAATGTTCTACCAGGCAATTCTGCGGTTTCACATTGTAATGCAAGATATCTTGATAGTGTAGAATTTGCACCAACTGGAGATTGTCCAGTAGCACTACCAATTGCATCTGTTACTGTACCAAAGATTGCATTTGGTAAATTCAATAAGTTTTCAATAATGTTGTTTGGTACGAAATCTGAAATGTATTTTGGTAATGGAATAACGACTTCAAATCTAGATGGTTTTGCAGGACCATCTTTTGAACGCATATGCGACAAAAATAAATTTGGAGAGAATGACATTAGAATTTTTTCCTTGAATCTGCGTAAACTTTACTAGTAGTGGCACCAACAAATGTTTCAACTGGTAACATTGCGGCAATGTCCCATTCATCTGCGGAGATTTCTAAAAATCTTGATTGTATATGTGTAAACAAATATCTCTTAATACATGGTGTTGCCTCAAATGCTTTTGATGCACCAGCAAGGTAACTATAACTCACTCTTAATTTTGTTTTAGAATCATAGTTATCATTTGTTGCAGTTTCACTTAATTTGTCTAAAAGAATCAATCTTTGTTTTGGGTGGATGTAGTGTAAATTCAAACCCAAGAATCCATCTTTATATGATTCGATAGGAATCACAAGTGGAAATCTATCATAGTATGGTAATGTATCTTTTGTCTTTGGGTCGTAAAAGTAAAAGTACATTTTACCAATAGTTGAATTTCCTCTTAATCTATTTCTATCTGCCATTAATGCTCTTGATGTTGGAGTCAATTCTTTCACTTTGGCACGAAGCCAAGTCCGTGCATTATTTGTGCCTGTAGAAAGACCCTCTTTCGCAAGAGATAGTTTGATTCTGTCTATTAGTTTTGCCATTATCTATTTATCTCAAATGCCTATGTCTTTTTCAGTTAGCACTTTGAATTGCCATCCGTGTTCTTTACAGAATAAGTCTGCAGCCCGCCACTTTTCCTGATTGATTGCATAAGTTGCCGCCTCTTGTAGATATCGTTTAGTTTTTCTTTTTTGTTCAGGTTTTACTGTTTGTTTTTGGGGTTTTATTTCAATGACAACAGTAGATTCTGTGCCATTCTTTTGTTTCAATCTGACAATAAAATCTGGAAAATATCTGTGTATTTTTTGGTCGATTGGTGACTTGTACTTGATGATAAGTTCTTCAGATGCCCACCAAATGACACTTGGATTCTCATCTAACCATTTCATCACCCTAAGTTCCCATGAGGAACGGTAGACTACATTCGCAGAATCGCCTTTATATTTGCTTCGATGTTTTGGGGTAAACCACCCTTTATATGACATAAATAGTCTCCATATGTATGATAAATATATCTAGTTAACCTATAGGACAATAAATGGCGGGACTATTAAGCTTTCTTTCAGACATTGGTGTACAAGCCGGCGGTCAGCCATCATTAACTGGTCCGCTATCTTCGTTATTAAAGGGTCAATACGGACTATCAAATCTACGATATCCGTCTGATTTATCTGCTTCTGATAAAAATCACTACATCACTATTACCATATTTGAACAAAGAAACACTCAATTTCAAAACGACCCAGCATTAGATGCAAGTGGAAAACAAGCATTAGCTGGTGCATATGGATATGATTTAAGTTCTGCCGCTGTTAGAGGTGCAGCTGGAGAAGCAGGTCAAGCACTCGTTGGTATAGTTAATAAAGGTATTGATTTACTTGGTCAAGGTGCAAACTTGTTAGGAATAAATCCACAGAGTACAGAACAAGCACAAGCTGGCGCACAAACTTTGACTGGATATGCTAATGATGTTTTTGGTGCAGCTGGTAACCCAATGGGATTAAGAGCGACAGGAAAAATAACCACAACAATTTCTCTTTATATGCCAGACACTTTAGTGTTTGACCATCATCAAGGTTATTCAGATGTTGGTATGGGTGGTGAATTACTGACAGGTCTTGCTGCTGGTGGAAAATCAATCGCTGATATTGTTAACGATCCAGGTTCAGGTGATAAATTTAAACAAGCAGTAACAAATCTTAGTCCATTTGCTTTAAGTATTCTTGCAAACAAAAGTGGTGGTTTTGGAAAAACATTATTTACCGCTGCGACTGGTGTTGTACAAAATCCAATGTTGGAAATGATATACACAACACCATCATTCAGAACATTTAGATTTGATTTTCAATTTTATCCAAGGTCACAAAAAGAATCTGAAGAAGTACAAAACATTATAAGAGAATTAAGATTTCATCAAGCACCAGAAGGTCTAGTTGCATCAAATGGTTTCTTTATGGTTCCACCTTCTGAGTTTGGTATTAATTTTTATTATAATGGTATTGAGAATCCAAATATTCCAAAACTAGGTATTTGTGTTTTGGAGACATTGACTGTTGATTATGCACCAAGTGGTTTCTCTGCATATGAAGTTCCTGGACAATCTGCGACAAGAGGTGGAACTGGTATGCCAGTTGCTATTAGAGTATCATTACAATTCAAAGAAACTGAGATTAGAACAAAGGCTTCTTATGATAGAGAAGATGGTTTGAATCGCACTAAAACTGATAGCAGATCCCAAAATGAACAGATATATGCAAAAAGTTTGGGTGATTTTAATCCACCATAAGGTTAACTATGTCAAAATATTTTAATTTTTTTCCCAATACACTCTATACAGTTGATACAATAACTGGTGACGCTGTTAAAAATATAACGGCAAGATTTTCATTTGAAGAAAGTTTTAAAAATAACACCTCTGTATGCTATGAATATAATATACAAGATAGTGATACACCTGAGATTATTGCTTCAAAATTTTATGGTGATCCAGAAAGACATTGGGTTGTTTTGATGTTTAATGATATTAATGACCCACAATTTGATTGGCCAATGGACTACAGAACACTTATTAGTTTTGTAGATGAAAAATACAAAAATCAAGCCAATACAGGACAATCTGGTTCAAATTGGGCACAATCGCATACACATGGATATTACAAGGTTGAAACAAGAACAACATTAAGTACAAATACTGTTGTCACAAATAAATTTGAAGTTGATTCAAATACCTATGCAACGATTAACGCAACAAACAATGACATATTGTTGGCAGATGGTAACACTATTAGAATTCAAATCTCAAAACAAACACAGTCATACTATGATTATGAGATGGAATTAAATGAATCAAAACGAAGAATAAAATTATTAAAACAAGAATTTATACCTAATATAGAAGCAGAGTTTAGAAGAGTGATTGCATAATGGCAGTTGTTAATATTAAACAAACAACGCAATTTAGGATTAAAAAATTAGCCCTAAATTCAAAATATGGAACTATAGATTTAAGTGCTATTTTTGAAGAGATAAACATCTTTGATAGTATTTTAAATCCTTGCATGTCTGGTAATATTGTCATCAAAGATGCTATTGGTTTGGCAAAAAAATTAGTATTTGATGGTAGTGAATATTTGGATATTAGTATATCTAAGGATGATGAGGCAAGCACTGGTCAAGGCACTAACATAACAAGAACTTTTAGAATTTTTAAATTTAGTGATAGAAAAAACATAAATCAAAATTCAGAAATTTACATTTTACATTTTGCATCTGAAGAATTAATTTATTCTGAGCAACAAAAAGTTAATCAGGCATATAATGGTGTTTATTCGGATATTGCAACTTCTGTGCTTAGAGATTATTTAAAAGTTCCTAACAATAAGATAGCAATAATTGAAAAGACTAAAGGCATTCACAATTCTGTTGTGCCGTTATTATCACCTATTGATTCTATGAATTGGTTGGCAAAAAGGTCTGTTAGTGGTAACAATTTAGCTGATTTTTTATTTTTTGAAAATCAATATGGTTTCAATTTTGTGTCGTTGAATAAATTGTTTTCTATAAAACCTCTTTTTGCAATTAATTTTTCACCAAAAAATATATCTGATAGTGTTGCTGGTGAATTTTTTGGTGTAAGAGACTATAACATCAGTACCGCATTTGACATTTTAGAAAATACAAGAAATGGTTTCTATTCAAATCGTTTTATTGGATTTGATGTTCTAACAAGAACTGTTGTTGAATCGGATTTAGGTATTAAAAACCATTTTAGTGGAACTCATTTAAATGATAAACCAAATGTCTTTGTTTCTTTAAACAGAGAAGGTAAAGATGCTGGATTGATGCCATTTTCTAAAGTTGCTTTATATCCATTTCAGTTGTATAGAAATTCTCAAGCATATGTTAAAGGTAATGATACGGCTAAATCTCTGTTGATTGATGATACACACAAGTATATTCCACAAAGAAAAGCAATATTGCATAATTTGTTACAAAGAAAAATGACTGTTGCATTGCCTGGAAATTTTGCAATAACTTCTGGTTTTGTTTTAGATGTTAAAGTTCCTGCATTTACAACCAAACCTGATACTTCTGACCAAGATGACAAATCAATTTCTGGTAAATATTTAATTGTAGCAACAAGACATGTTATTAGTTCACAGAAACATGAAACCTTCTGTGAATTAGCAACAGACTCTACAAATAATGGAGTTGTTGTTGCAAGTGATAGTTCTTTACAACAGTCTAAATACAGATAATGGAAAATACAAATTTTGTCGGAAAAGATGGATTTATTTGGTGGGTTGGTGAGATAGAAAATAGAGCCGATCCATTAGGTATTGGAAGATGCCAAGTGAGAATATTTGGTTGGCATAACACAAACAAATTAAAAGTACCAAAAGAAGATTTGCCTTGGGCACACCCAATGTATCCACTCAACTCAACAAGAATGTTTTCCGCACCACAAGTTGGTGAATGGGTTGTTGGATTTTTCTTAGATGGTGAAAACGCACAACAACCTGTAATGATGGGTATGATACCTGGAATGAAAGTGAAATGAGTAAACAACTACAAGACCTGCATACATTAACAGCAAAAGCGACTATAGCACACAAAAAGTATCTTGCTGGTGTAATAACAAAAGAAGAGTTTATGCAACAAATTGATGACATTGATTGTCATTGTCATAGTGATATTGTATTGGATAAAAAACATTCTGAATTAGATGCTTGTTACCGAGAATCATTGGAAGGTATTTTGAGGATATATCATCTGGAGAATAATAAATGATTCCACAACCAGTATTAAGTACCGGTAGTAATATATCACCAGTAACTAAAGCGGATGCACCAGTTATTGGTGGACCAAGTTATCCATCAACTCCAGCAGCTCGAGGTGATGTTTCTGGTAGTATTGCATTAACAAATGCAAATTTAGTACACTCTTGCGATTTTGTAAACGATTTAAAAAAGAATATTGGTTTAAAAAAGTTTCTAAAAGCTATTGCAAAATGGATTAGAGAAGGCATTAGAAAAATACAGCAGTTGATGGGTTTTAGTGACCCGTCTGGTTCTTTTTCTGAAGTCATCAATATGTTAAAAGCTGCGGCAGAATATATTCGATATGTAATCAAAGAATACATAGAACCTATCATCGAATTTGAAAAATATGTTTTGGCAGTTATTGTTAAAATTAGAGCAATCATTCAATGGATTTTAAGTTTACCTGGAAAACTACTTAAACTACTGCAAGAATGTTTAACTAAATTATTGAAAAGTATAGCAAGTCTTTTTGCTGATGTGTGGGCAGAAGCATCAGCAGAAGTTCCACTAGCTGATTCCGGAAAAGGATTTTCGGAATTAGGTGCCGCAATAAAAGACACTGCTAAAGCTGCAGAAGAATTATTGAAAGCGTCAACTACAGCTGTCGGATTAGCAGTTGGTATTGCAGTTTCTGGAACAGTAGGTTTATTGGCACCAGTTAGTGAATCAGAGATTGCTGGTGCAAATGCAACAATTACTGCATATTCTGGTTCTGTTCCATCTGCATTAGAAGTTCCTGCTGACCCAGACTTTTTGAAGAAATCTACACCCTAGGAAATATTATGGCAACAACTAGTGATTACGATAAGGCATATGCAACAATAAGTGCTGCTTTAGCATCAAATCCGTCAACAAATTTATTTACTGAACCGCCTTCGCCTGCGGATCCAGACCATCCACCCTTATATCCACACAATCAAATATTTGATAGCGAATCTGGACATTCAGTTCAATTGGATGATACTCCTGGTAGAGAACGAGTTCGTATACAACATGGTAAATCTAAAAACTTCATTGAGATGCATCCAAATGGAGACCAAGTTGTAAAAGTATTTGGTGAGAATTTTGATATTACAATAGGCAAAAAGAATGTTTATGTTAGTGGTGTTTGTAATATTGTAGTCAAAGGTGATTGCAATATGCAAGTAGATGGTGACTTTAACCAAGAAGTTAATGGTGACTACAATCTTGCTGTTAAAGGTAAAATGAATGTTCGTGGTGTTAAAGACATTTCTATTTTAGGTGATGCAGATGTTGGTATTAGTGCAAATGAAAAATTTGGTGGTGCATTACGACTATCAGCTGCACAGAGCTTGAATTTAGGATCAGACTTATACATTAACGGTTCTATTACTTGTGATAGTCTTACGGCAGAATCTAGAGTTAATGCTGGTATGGGTGTTTATGCTGGACCATATGGATTCACATCATCACTTGGTGGATTAAGTTTGGGTATTCCAACTCCTGCAACACCAGTTGCAACACCAGGATGCATCAAT